GAGCTACCGTTATCTTAAAAATCTACGCGAAACAAAAGCAGTAAAGGCGCAAAGCCTCAACAACCTACAGAAGCCAAAGCCGAAGTTTGCCTCCAAAGCAGACTTCCGAGCATGGTGTTCCAACGCCTCTACCGACCACGTGTTCTACAACATGGTCGAAGGCAGTACACCATCGAAGCGTATCAGCAACGACAACCCGCCGAATAAAATCTATGGGGTTGTTGCCGACTACGACGCTCCAGTAAATTGGGGTAGTATCGATAGTGATATCACCGCGAAGTGTGGGGTCAATATGCCTACATGGCGTACAAAGACTCAGTCCGGCTATCTGCGACTTGTATGGGAATTCGACAACGGTATCCCAATCGCGCCAGAGATGTTCGACGCATTCATGAAGCAGATGAATTCGTCGCTCAAACTGGAGCGTCTCTTCGCTGGCTTCGATAGCACTTCGCTCCGTGCAAGTCAGTACTTCGAGTTGGGTGAAGACTGGCACAACTTAGGCGGTCATGTCACTGATGCTATGGTTCAGACGGCACTCATGAAAGCCGCCAACGAGCATCCGCCACAATCGTCCGACACTTCGATTCCGATTGCAGTTGTCGCGGCTGAAGTTGAATCCCGATTCCCGAATCGTTGGATCGGAGAATTTGAAGTCGGATGCCGTGGTCCACTGTTCTGGATTGATGACGGTATCAACCGTGATGGTTGCCAAGTCGCTGAAGATGGTATCATCTGCTACTCCGACCGTGCAGGAAAAGGATTCGTGACGTGGAAGGAAATCTTCGGAGCGAAGTTCGTTAAGGACTACGAAGAGAAGAAGATGGGTAGTCTTCTCGACGAGTACTGGTACAACGGTAGGTCTTTCTTCAAAGTCCTGTTCAGCTCTGCTGTTACGATCCCACGTGAGCAACTGATTTTGGAGTTGAGACAATACGGATTCTCCGTCAAACCGAAGAAGGGTCAGCCTCTCTCCGAACTGGAGTCAGCTATCCTCACCATCTCCAATCAGAACCGTATCGACGAGATCGCACCAGTCGTATTCTCGAAGGACCGAGTAGTCGCCTACAACGGTCATCGTATTCTCAACTGCGCTAACATCTCGCCAGTCGAGCCAGATGCAGATGGAGACCCATCAAAGTGGCCCTTCATCCACGAATGGCTCAATCAGTTGTTCGTAAACACTTCCGGCAACAGACCGACTGTTGAGTATCTTTATTCGTGGCTCAAGCGATTCTACAGTGCCGTACTGGATCGGGAGTTCGTCCAAGGACAAGCTCTCCTGCTTGTCGGACCGACGAACAAAGGTAAGTCACTTCTATCCAACAAAGTTATTTCTGGTCTGGTCGGCGGTTACGCTGATGCCAGCGATTACATTTCTGGACAGACCAAGTTCAACAAAGACTTGGGCCGAGTAGCCGCATGGGTTATCGACGATACCACCTCAGCCGCCAGCTTCCAAGACCAACGGAAAGCAACGGAGATTATTAAGAGATCTGTAGCAAACCCACGTGTCGAGTATCAGGCGAAGTACGCTGACGCAATGTCTGTACCGTGGACTGGTCGAGTCATTATGTCGCTGAACATGGACGCGAATAGTCTGTCCGTGATTCCGGCTCTGGATTCCAGCAACAGGGACAAGCTGATGGCACTCCGTATTAGCGATAAGGCTACCAGCAACTTCCCACGCAACTCCGTTCTGGAAGCTACGATTGAGAAAGAACTGCCACACTTCGCCAAGTTCTTGATCGACTGGAAGATTCCCAAAGAGATCGAAGACTTCGGTCGCTTTGGCATCGTCAGCTACATCGACGAGACCATCGCCTCAGCCGCTTACGACAACTCCAGCCGTAGCTCCGTTGCTGAATTGGTTGAGTTCTTCTCCAAACGCTGTAGGGCGCTCAATCCAGAAATGGACATCTGGCAAGGAACTCTTACTGAATTCCAAGTTGCCCTCCATGACTTCAACAACGGTCGCGGTGTTGGTATGTCCAACAATCTGGAGTTCGTACGCCGTGGTATGTCCACTATGGAAGAAGCCAGCCGTAACAACAAGCACCTCCGTCCAGTCAAGTCACACGGTCAGGGCGGCGGTAAGATCTGGGAAATCAATCTAGATCCCAAGTTTGACATTACGGTCAACTCTCAAGATAGCCAAGAAGATCCTCCATCTTCTTGAGCTTCTTGATCGGGATGTGATAGCCATCCACACGATAGGTGAACCCGCTATCTCCATCGGGTTCACCTGCTTTTTTAAAGTCTGCCATGCGCTTGAACGAACTCGTCTTGAGCCATCCGAGCATCCAGAGTTTCACCATCGAATCATGTCCTCTAAGGAACACGAACAGATCGTTCTCGAACATGTGGGTTTTCTTCAACTCCACAGATGCCACATAGTCTGGCTTCGGAATGGCTCTCGCCCGTTTCGTTTTGACTTCGATAGTCGTACCAGAATGGGTCTTCATGTCGTAGCTCTTGGACAGCTCACCACACGGAATGATTATGTCGCCGAGATATTTCTCTACGGCAATCTCTCCGAGCATTCCAATCATTCGTCCCGCACCTCTTGTGTAGGAATTGGCTAGAATTCCCATTCGTTCAGAACGTTCAGCCGCGAGTTTGTAGTCCTCGCCGGATGGGCGGAACTCGATGAACTTTCCGCCAGCAACTGGCTTAAACTGATCAAGCATTAGATTTGGCTATACGTTTAAGGAATCCCTCCCACGCTGGGAAGAAGATCTCCTCCATGCAGCGAACCACTGGCTCCTGCTCGTAACGATCAGCAAAGCCAACACCAGAAAGAAGCAACGACGCTTCCATCAGTTCGTGTCGGATGGTCAAGATCTTTGCCGAGTCCGGAATGGCGCGGTTGATCTCGATTGTTTTCTGATCGTGTTTGTACTGACCATAAGTATCGTCGAGATCGCAGATGATCAGACGTACTCGCCTTCCTGCGACCATGATGGTCTTTGGCCATTTGTTTTTCATTTTAGTTATGGTAGAACTTTGTCTTGAAGAAGACGCTTCTCTACTATCTTTGTAAAGTCTTCTGGTTTCTCAGCAGCCATTGTCGCGGCTACTTCTTCCATCCGTCCGGCTACACCAGAACCACTTTCTTTAGCAGCTTTGTATTCTTTGTTGTTGAGGAATTCTTTTGAAGCCTCTTGGAACTTACCTTCTCGTAGAAGTGATAGAGTCTTCGGAGAGCCAGTGATATCACCGCGATAAGCACCGCTGATAATTTGAGCTTGGAGTTCTGGAGAAAAAGAATCGAACGTTGGGCCCCCAAGCAATCGCTTTGTCAGATCAATCTTTTTGCTGATGTCTCCAAGTGCGATCTTTTGTGCCGTAGCTTCGTCGATCTTCTTTTTGTAGAACGGGCTGGCCTTTAGGTCTGCCTCTGTTCCTTTGCCAATAAGGGTTCCGATTCCGATAGTCCATTTCTTACCAGTATCCTGATACGGCTCTGGCTTAAATCCTTCGTGTTTGCGAATGACTTTGAATGCGTCGGATACTAGATTTGGATTTTCCATATGTTTAAAATTGGATTGATTAGTCAAGCTGTACTTGACCTACTCGTTACTTTTCGCCTTTCTTGACTTTGACGGCACCGCTGTGCAGCTCGCCTTTGAGTTTGCCCTGCTGCTTCTTGGAGAGCGGGCTTACTTTGGAGAGTAGGTAAGCGACTTGTTTCTTAGACTTGGATTTGGACGGATCTGGTTTCACGGTTTCTCTGCGGATAGCCAGCTAATGATTGCGTCTGCGTAGGCTCTGGCAAGCTCTTCACGACGGGCGGAATAGAAATTGGTTTCGGCCACATTGCTGCCGAAGTACGGCTCCAGAATAGCCGCTGGACAATGGGTACGCTGTAGGAATGCAGAGCCTCTATCCCCACTGGCAATTGCCTTTGGGCCTCTGGCTTTCCGCTCTGGAAAGAACTTCTTGAGCGAGAAATGAAAACAAGACGCCAGTCTGGACGAGCGGCCAGAACGATGCCAGTGCAGGAACTCATGTCCTTCGGCGGTTGGTCCGGCAGAATTGAAGTGCAGTTCGATTGCGACGTCGGCTTTGAATTCGCGGATTTGTTCCGCGATCCAGCTCATGGCACTGCTGTAGCCGGATCCACCATACTTGGACCACACTTTGACTTCGTGTTTTGCGTCACGCAAAAGCTCCGCTGTGCGTTCAGCAAGCGGAGTATTGAAAGCCCATTCAGTGACGCCGTCGGTATTCACCGCACCCTTGTCGCCTGAACGGCTGTGACCGACACAAATTGCGATCTTCTTCGGCATGCGGTGAATACCTGCTTAGAGGTTACTTGGCGTCTTTGGCTTTGATCAAGCCGACACCAGCGGTCACGGCAGCAAACGCGCCGACAAAGTCTGGCGCACCGCCTTTGAGGATTTGGATGCCGACGTTGGACAACGTGGCAATAATGGTCAGGACTCCGAGTACGGTAGTTTTCATAGGCAGTATTGGTTTGGGTTACTTTTTATCCAGCTTTGATATCAGCTGACGGATCATGTTGTAGAGGGAAATCGAGCTGATGGCAAGCAAAATTACGCTACCGATGAATCGGACCCACCAGTCGAGTTCTGTTTGAAAAGATGTTATCACTGCTAAGGAAGACGATAATATTCCGGTTACACCGTTTAGAGCTGATCCGAAGCCGCTCATTTCTGGAAGTTCTCTTGGAATGTCGTTCGGAATCATGGTCGTTAATACATGTTGTATGGTGTCCCGTTTCCGGAATAGGGGTCGATGGTGAAGACTTGTCTGGAACCCCCACGGCTGGCGTCCTTCTCCTCTTCCAGTAGCTGGCGGCAGACCTGCCAGTGGTAGCCGGAGCGTTCGATATCGGCGTTGTCCTCAGCGGTCGTGGCAAGAATGGCGCACTTGATCGCATTGACGTTGCCAAGATAGACGATGTCGGACTCGTCCATAAGCGGGAGGAACGCACGTTTCAGGAGCAGGAAGATCTTTTGAGTCTCACCATTCGATGGCTGGCTTGTGCGGTAGCGGCGGTATCTGGCGACGAAATCGCCACGTCCTTCTGCCAGTGTGTAGACTTTGGTCGAGTCAGATGTTTTGAATGCTTCGAGCCTCACCTTAACCGGAATGCCCTCAAACCGGATTTCCGTGATTTTACGGACATCGGTGTGGGGCATTGTCATCGAAGCGGCATTGCTGATTTGGAACACATAGTTGCTTTTTGTGCCACTTTCCCGCTCATATCCTACATAAACGGAGCCGTCGTTCGGTAGAGTCGTGTTGGGCGAGAGAGGCTCCAAACGGACAGAATGGTTGGTGTCGTTGGGAATAACTTCAACGGCTGGCCCGAAACCGTCGTCTACGATCCCGAAGATCGGATAGGCGCTGTAGCTGTTGGGGGTTCCGCCGACTTTGTAGTCGTGCCACTGAGCCCACAGATTCTTCGGTGTGCCATCAACTGTGGCACACATGATCGATTCGGCCTCAGCTGGAAGGGAAAAATAGCCGTTGCTGGTCGTGATCTCCATCTCGTAGCAGAGATCCCGCCAATAGCCCATCGCGTAGAGTCGCGGCAGGATCAAGTTCAGAACAGGCAAAAACTGCTGGTCAGGCGAACAGTAGCTCGACAGCTGATCAGACAGAGACTTTACGGTCATGGCGGGCATGGGTTCAGTCTACAGGAAAAAGGGTTGGGGGTCAAGGATGGTTTACCACTTGCCAATTGGGCATTTTTCTGTGGCCATCCGGAGTTTAGCAACCGTTGAACATCCGCACAGTTTGCACTTTCCTGTATCGGCGAAGGCTGTGGGATCCCAGAAATCACAAGATTTGCAGATCCCTAAACGTTCATCGTAAGATTCTTTTGGCGCAATCTTGAATCCAGATCCAGCCCATTGTGAAAAACTTTTTGAGGCAGATCTTAGTTTTTCTTTTAAGGTGAGGTCTGTTGTTTCTTCAATTTGCTCTTGTTCGCTTTCTTCTCTTTCGATGGTGTAATACTTGTTTCTTAGTTTGACCCACTCTTCGGTGGGCATTTTTAAGGTATCACCATCTCGTTCACATAACGATAGAACTTCTTCGTAGTAGCCTTCCGGCCTTATAGAGGAAAAGGTTTCGAGATCCTTTATTGAGAATTGTTTGTATCCAGATTTCATGCTGAAATTAAGGCGGTACGTTATCGACACAATTTATAGAAAAGTTCCAAGCTGTACCGGTGCCACCAGCACAATTGGGCTGCACAGATACGGTTATTGTATCTGCCCCATTTGGTAGATACATTAAATGAGTGACATTCCCGCTTATACAACCACTGGAGAAAGTTTGACCACCAGCCGTTACTGTTATAGCATCTTTTTGGGTAAACGCTTCAAAAGTTATTTGAATAGTTGTTTCAACCCCAACCCTATTTAAGTTAAAAGTATTTGAATAACCTTGATCCCCACCCGACGCTCCATCGCCAAAGCTACATGGACACAAACAATCTTCGATACTAGCCGCGCCACCACTTGGAAAAAACTTGTCCTGTACAAAGATTTTCTTTTTAACTTGTCCGGCCTCTATTTTCTTTGTGTTTCCTGTTATCTCTTTACTAGTTACGGAGTCGGATGTCAGAGATGCGACATCATCAAAAGATGAGTACCAGCCCCCCTTGTGGTGGAAAAAGGCTCCGAGATACTCACCATTCAGTATCGATGGCGGGCTGCCGACATTATCGGGATCAGCCTGAAGGGTGTACCGATGGGGGTTCCGTGGAGATGTCTGCATCACTTGTCCGGCAGCTCCGGTTGAGTTGCTGGAATCTGAGCCGCCGATCTGTGGTTCTTTGTAGCTGATGCCTAAATCGGTGACTGGATTGGCGTAGGATGCGTAGTCTTCGATTCCATATGTGGCCTCATAGATACCACGGAAACATGCCCCATCGTTTTCTTGGGCCACACAAAATTTCTTGACGTTCAAGAGCCAGTCCAAAGCAACGTCCGGATTGACTGCTTGGTCGTATTGATTTGCTTGGATGGAACTGAAAAAGGTGTCGGAAACCATCGAATACTCGTCTCCAGAAGGAGTTATGATGAATGTTGTCTCTGCCATCGCAATAAAAATAAGGCAATTTAGGGGGTAGAGTCAACCCCAAATTGCTTGACATTGACCCCAATTTTGATACCGTAGGCGGATTCGAGCTTTTAAATTATGGCTAAAAAATACCCTGACCCCTCCTATACGTTAGCATATGGTAACGTATCCGCTGATTTGAGGAATCAAAAGTCTTCTTCTTACATTCCGAAGCCTGATTGGCAACAGCCGAAATTAGAATTCGTCAGAAATAATCAGGGTGGTGGATCTTGGAGTCCAGTGGCCAAAGAGCAGGGCTATGATATTATACAGGCTACATCGGACTATCAAGTTAAGCAAAAAGCTGCATATGAGAAGGAACAAGCTGATCTTTACGATAAAGAATATAACGACTGGCTGGCAAAAGGAGGTGGATCTCGGGGGGGTGGTATGGGAACTACGTTTGGTACTGGACCAGAGGTGCCCCTAATGCCTTCCCAGAAAGCGCGTCTTGGGGAACAAGAAAGACAAGCATACTTTGCAAATCGCCCCGCATTTGTCGCGGCCTCACCAAATACGGGACCCACTTCAATGCGGGAAGACGATTTTAAAGCTTTGTATAAAGACATGCTGGACCCCACACAGATGTGGCAACTAACATCTACTGGCCAATACACAAACCCCCAATTGGTAGATGCTGCTGTAAAGAAGTATGCTACATCAAAAATGCCCCCTAGAACGACTTCTCAAGAAGAGCTAGACGATATTGCGGTAGATAAGAAAAGAGAGTTACGGCGGCGGAGCCAAGAGTGGGCAAATCAAAAACCAACGGGGCCAGCTGCGTCGTCCGCGCCTACTTGGTTCCCACCACCAGAAATGACTCCCGACCAAATACAGGCGCGTCGGGAGCTTGAGCAGAAACCGAAGGAAGTTACTATTTCTGGACCGACGGCGATGCCGCGAAGCGGGAAAGACGCATGGGGGAAGCCAGAAACAACTGGTGGAGAGCCAACAACTGGGTATGGGAAAGATTATCTCGAACTTCCGAAAGGATACAAACCAGAGGGTCCAGCAGGATTTTACAGCAATAGCCCAACTTGGAGTGGGGGTACATTAAACACTAATAACACGCCACCCCAACAATCCCCACCACCATCAACCACTAACTTATCATCTACAATGCCCGCACCGTCTCCCTATCGCTCCGCGCCGATGGCACCGCCCCCAGCTTATGCGGCTATGCAATCGTATCCACCGCAACGCTCTCAATCGGAATCTAAATTTAGTGAGGGGTTCCTTAACTATCTCGATCAAGCACGAACAATGAAGCTTCTTCAAGGAGAAGCGGGTCTCGCGAAAACTAGTGCAGAAACGGGACTTCTTGGGGTACAGACTGGTAGACTTGCGAGCATGACCCCATATGAAATCGCACAGATAGCAGCTCAAACTGGATTAACGGGTGCCCAGACCAGCCGGATTAATACACTCACACCATATGAAGCGGCACAGATGACGGCTCAAACAGGATTATATGGGGCCCAAGCAACTCTTGCTGGAACACAAGCAATGAGAACAGCAACGCTTACCCCATATGAAGCAGCACAGATGAGGGCCGAAACCGGATTAACGGGGGCCCAGACCGGTAGAATTAATACGCTTACTCCATATGAAGCCGCACAAATGGGGGCTCAAACTGGTAGAATTAATACGCTTACTCCGTATGAAGCCGCACAAATGGGGGCTCAGACTAATAGAATTAATACGCTTACTCCGTATGAAGCCGCACAGATGGCAGCTCAGACTAGTAGAATTAATACGCTTACCCCTTATGAAGCGGCAGAAATTGGGTCAAAAATGAACCTAACTAATGTACAGACGGAGCGACTTGCTGCTATTACACCATACGAAATCCAACAAATCATAGCTGGGAATCAATTAACGGGCGCTCAAGCTGAGAATTTCAGAGCTAAAACGCTTAGTGAATATGGTATGACGCCAACTGGCATGGCTAATATATTCGCTACTCGAGCTGGAGGACAAGCTGCACTACTCAATGCGGGGGCCAATGTGACGCAAGCTGGTGGGTCACGAACTATGGTTATGAATACGCCTTTTGGGACACAAACTACGACGACCCCCCATTCGTATTTTTCTCCTGTTAGTTCATATTTTTCTCCTGTTAGTTCTTATCCGTATAGTAGTGGGCCGTATACCACGACACAAATACTGCCGCCACCACCGCCAAGGAAAGATATAAATGTTGGTCTTGGTGGTCGAACCTATTTAGCTAACTTTGGATCGTACGGCGGGTATCCGGTAACCGGAAACTATAACCAGCGTTCTGGATCAAAATAATTAAAGTTCTTTGAATCCAAAAGGCATATCCAAAGACAAGCGTCCGGCTTGACCGTCACGCCACACAAAAAATTGCTGGTTCATTTTAGCGGACGTAACTGGTGGCGGTGGCTCTGGATATTTAATAGATTCAAAAGTCTGTTCTCTAGTAACAGAGACTGGATCTTTTCTTAAAAATGAGACTTGAGTATCAAAGTCTTTTCGGGTACGACCAAAGTCGCATACTATTAATCTCATGTCTTCAAACGGATCTGATGGGGATCCACCACTAACTGGAGTGGTTGGTCCATCTGGAAGTTCAAAATAGTCTTGGGGTTGCGCGCCAGTTTTTCCGTAGTCCGCTGGTCTCTCGCCTTCTGGTATGTATTTGAGGGCCATATTTAAAAATTAGTTTAAAATTATGCAAATTGTGATGCGTCAATTACGGTGGCGATTGCTTTATAATAACCCCATTTATAAGGCTCTATCCGGCAGTCTACAACATAACGCCCACTTCGCGGGATGTCTGGTGGTGAAGTAGCTTCTAAGCTAGTGGGGGCCACTCTCCCTACAGAGAAAACAGTAAACTGAGAAATGTAAGAATCTATATTAGAAGGATCTGAAGTGAGATAAGCGAATTGATCAAAATTTTCAGTATCTATAACTACTGAACTTTCACTTTGAGGATTAGTTAAATTTAAACCACTGCATAAACACGGGCCTATGCGTATAGTATCTACATTACTGGTGTAACTAAAATTATCAGATTCGGTCTTAGATTTAGCTTGAACTTCCCTATCTACCGATTTTGATACGGATATAGATGCTGTCCGCAACTTATCTTGAGTACTAGAGCCACCAGTAGCTAATATTGAATAGGTTTTTGTTTTAAAAACAGGCCATTCTAGTATGGGGGAGCTTAGATTATTTATTTTAGAATTTAATTCACTGAGATAGTTGTCCGCATTTTGAATATAATAAAAATAATTTGTGGCTATTATGTCGTTAGACCAAACCTGTTCCGTTCTAACATCAACAAGTGGTTGCACACTCGCAGTACCACCAAATCTTCCAGAAACGGTTATAGTCACAGACCCATCTTCAATGCCCAACGCATCTTCATCCGCGTCAGTTGTTGACCCACTACGTGCGCTGTTTCCCTCCCAATAAATATCCACGCCTTTCAACACTGGTGGAAGGTTGAGATTTATTCGCGTTTTAGAAACAAACAAATAACTATCAATTTCTTTTGGGGCATATTCCTCTACTAGAACTACTCTGTCTTTATTTACTGCTTCATATGTGATGCTCTTTGTGGTAGTCGGAATCTCAAGATCATCTAGTGATCTAGGATCTTGCATCGTCTGTTTTCTCACGGCTAGACCATTGATGGCATAATCCCAAGTTCCAGAAACAAGAGTCGGCCACTCCTCAACGCTTACCGTTTCCTTAATATATGATCCGTCACCAGTTGGTGATACACGAGATTCTTGGATCAGGAATCCGGAGTCTGCTTCTATCTCAGTAGGAGAATAAGTTTCTGTCACGTCAGCAACAGTCCCCCCAACATAGGACTGTGATCCAGAAAGAGTTACTTCTGAAGATGGTCTATCTCTAGAGACTTCACGAACCAGTTTAACGTCTGGATTGAGCTGGTCTTCTGTAACAGAGATCTGGGATCCGGTAAGTGTTGGTTGTTCAGCAAGCCCCTCAACAATTTGTTCCGATGTAGTCTGAGGGATTAAAGCCCTGAACTTTTCCGGAACAAGATCATTCTTTTGTGTTCCGTAGGAGAGTTTGTAATCCAAAAATGCTTTTTCAACGTACGTGTGAACTTCTGCAACGTACAGTGAATTCAGCTCCTGCTGGTCGATTGGCTGTTGTTGGCGGTCAAAGAAAACGTACTCGATATCGTCAAACTTGCCTTCCGGAACGTTCGGCATTGGTGTGCCGAACGGGATATCCAATGGCTGGAAGTCCGCACGTGGCGTAACATAGGATCGTTGAACAACACGGAATTCACGTCCACCAGCGTTTCCGACAATGTTGCGATAACCAGAGGAAAAATTATAGAGATCCTGATTCTCACGCTCTGCTGCGTAGAAGAACTCAAAGATCCCATCGCGCTCAATATCTACGGGCTTAACGTAGACCAGCTTGTGGTCTGGCCATTTCTTTGGATTCGGATGAGGGGTACCGTATTCAGGAATCTCGGTACGGGTACAATCTCGTACTTCACTGAATAAAATGTCGCCACTATCCGGCGTCGGATAGACGCGACGGTCTTGCCTGTACGGTGCTTGTGGGAGTTGGGATACGGCCATAGGTTAAAGGACTGCTTCTGCTGAAAGTAATGCGCTAGTTATTTCAACACTAGTATAATCACAATTACCAATATCATAAAAATAAATAGCTACTTCTTCGGAATCAGCTAATGAAATAAGTACTGAAGTTGAAAGACTAAATCTAGCAAGATTGGATCCGAATGAGCACGCGCTAGCGGTAGATCCGGTAACTTCTGTCAGTGACCCAGCAACACCTGCATAAAGTTTAATTGCAAAATTGTTTGCTGAAGAACCAGATAATTGGTCAATTAAAACATTAGCAGAGACTCTAAAGACTCTAGTTGCACCAGAATCATTTTTAAGAGAAAAAGTATTAGTAGCTCCGACTACCATGTCTATACTAACAGAAGTATCGAGTGCCCCTTCATCTGGAATAACCGTTGATCCTGCATAAGGGATCGCTCCAAAAGAAGAAGCACCCAAAGTTATCTGACCGCGAGCCGGAAGGTATTGAGTACCAGAAAGACCAGTAATCCTGCTTGCCGGAAGAGTACCAGTTGTTCCGGCATCGAGCGGAAGGCCAGTGCAGTTGGTTAGGGTACCGGAAGTTGGGGTTCCTAATATTGGAGCTGTTAATGTTTTATTTGTAAGAGTTTGTGTCCCAGTCGTCGTAACGATGTCTCCGGATGGGATGTTTATCCCAAGAGTTGTTCGCGCAGTAGCTGCGTCTCCGTCATCTAATAATGAAAAAGCGAACGGAGTGCAGGAGATTGATTGTACATCTCCAGTACCAGTTCCAGCATTTCTCCCAAGAATCTGGTAGTCGCTGATGTTTTGAATTTTAGAAAAAGTTACTGCGTCGTTTGCAATAGAAGCAATTCCAGAGGAGCTAATCGTGACATTTCCAGTGATTGGGGTAGCTGTGATAGCGCCAGCATTATTTCCAAGTAGCACGTTTCCAGCAGTTGTGGTAGCCAATTTAGAGAGGTCAATCGCGGCTGATGCGCTAATGTCTGCATTGACAATGGCTCCAGATGCGATTGATGTCACACCGGTATTGGAGATCGTGACATCTCCAGTAACAGCAACAGAAGTTGGTATGTTGCTGCTGTTTCCAACAAGAATATTACCACTCGTTAAAGAAGCTAGTTTGCTAAAGGCAATCGCAGCGTCGCTTGCGATTGACGTGTTTGTGACTGAGTTCGAAGCTGGTACCGAAACTCCGGCTTCTGAGATGGTAAGAATGTAGGTATCGGATGGCATGGTATTAGCTGATTGGATCTACTGGTACTCCTTTGGTAATGTTTGCGCGGACAGTTATGCTTCCGTAAAGAAGCCGCTCCATAACTCCGCTGCGCCGCATAAAGATATCGTATTCGTACGCGGTTGAAGGCTTGAGCAACAGAGTGTTGGCTTCGGTAAGGTTGAATGCTACCTGACCGTTGTCGCCGTTGTCAAGAATCGTTGGGGTGAACGACACAATTTCTTTCTTGGTAGCTGTCTCGCGAATGTCAGCGTAGAAATCGAACGGTTCATCGTTCGGCGCAAGATCGACAGGTTGTAGCTGGTTCTGAATCGTCAGAACGAAGCTGTACTCAGCTGCACGGTCAATGGTAATGTCGTAGTTAGCTGCGAGCATGGTGAGGGTTATGCTATTTTTCTGGCAATAATGTATGCCCTTTTTCTTGTGACACTAGGGCTTGCGGGAGTGGCAACTCGTTGACTAAACTCAAGAGACACTTCTGTGTTATTTGTAAGGACCTCAAGTAATCCCATAAGTTGCCTTTTATGTGTTGTTGCTGTAACAATTATTCTTACGGAACTTTGTGTAGAATCGGTTGCTATAACGCTGTTTGTTGTTGTAGCATTATCATTACCGTATTGTTCAAAAAGCGAAAGTCTTATGGGGTAATCCGACTTAAGGTAATAGTAATGACCACCAGCGGTATTGGCTTGTACTTGAGCGTATGATGCGATACATGAGTCAATTTGATACATCCCAATAGGTAAAACAATTGATGTCAATTTTATCGGTGTTTCATCAGAAGAACTTACTGATTCGGTTTTAATTCCCACAAAGGTCGCTCCGTAACGAGCGTCGGCTAGATCTCTTGTAAGTGCGCTATTTCCATCGTCCAAGGACTGGCCATCAAGTTGTATTTGACCCTTAAAGGTTTTGTCTCCGTTGATGGTTAACTGGTCACCAGTAAGCATTACTGCCGTGTTATTTGTGGCAATTGTTCCAGATGCGAGTGGAAATTGGAAAGATACATTTGATGTGCTTGTTGCGGATGGGTTGATTTGGGTATAAAGTGGCGAGCTACCATCATTATATAGTCTGATTTGCGTTGCGTTTATTCTTCCAGCAATATCTCTTTGAGCAACATACAATGGTGTTGGATTAGGTGTCACTGACATTACACCAACTTTTGATCCATCCCCATGCAGTAAACCTGCTATATTTGTTGATGTCACATTTTGAGTTATTCCAGCGTTAGACCACAATCCAGTTGACCCGTTGTAAGAAACAATCTGCCCATTTGTCGGAGATGAAATCGCTACATTATGGAGTTCTTCAAACTCGAATCCGTTTTGGATTTTAACGTAGATGCTGTCCAGAGTATTGCCGTTTAGCTTGGTAACGTAGCCGACAAACACCATGTGGTTTGGTGCGGATGGTTTATTGGCAAGTTTGAACACCATACCACCAGCAGTAGTTGGTGAGAGCCAGATTGGATCTCCTTCTACAACGCCGTGGCCGCTGCCGAGACTTATACCCAAACCAGTAATGTCTCCTTCAGTAACAACGTAACCGAAAGCGTTATCTGCGATTGCTTGTATCGAGACACCGATTGTCTTGCTAGACAAAGCATCTGTGGTCGCTTGTGCCAGCGAGATTAGTTTATTGTTGCCGGACGCGCCGGAGATATATACCACTGCACCTTTAGGTATTGTGGTTGCGGCTTTGACGTAGATCTCTAAGTCCGACGCTGCTAACTTACCGTTGGCGTCTCTTAACGCTAGAGTATTAGGCGACGCCGTTGTGCTTGCTGTTGTTGAGCCAGCGACGTTGGTGCCATTGCCATAGATATAGCCAACAAGTGGTGTGTCGGTACTTGTCGTGATCTCATTTGGTCCGTCTGCACCTTTTGCCACTAATAGATCCCAATATAGGCTGCCGTCGAACGGTGTGTCGCCGGTATTTCCGCCGTGGGCGTCCGTGCGATAAAAAGTTTCTCCGCCGTATGTAGCGACATCTCCGACAGCATATGATGCTCCCACACTGTAATCACCAGTATAGTTCCACAGGGCGTCTGCTCCAGCGGGTCCTGCTGGTCCAGCCGGACCCGACGGGCCCTGAAGTCCGGCGTTGACGCTGAGTGTCAGTTCGGTGCCGTCTACAACGGTCAGTTTGTATTCGTTGGAAGCCATTATACGTTGCTAATATTTGATGTAGACTTTACTGAACCGTAAAGAAGTTTGGTTAAGGTAAGATCGGATTGTATCCAGAACAGATCCCACTTGTAATTTCTGGTGGGACTGATGAGCTTTGTCTGCTCGTTCGAGAGGGTTAATCTAATGGTACCGTCATCTTCATCAGTAACGGTGAAAGCCGCTACGAGCGGCTTCTTGTGTTCCTCACGGATCTCAGCCTTAAAGTCTGAACCGCTGAAATCAATAGGATCGTCGTAGGCGTTGAGGACCCGCAACGTGAAGTTGTGGTCTTCGCCACAAGAGATAGAAAGGTCGTACTTAGCCGCAGACATCGCCGACAAATATAGTTATTTGCCCGCTATATGTCAAGGCTTAACGCTTCGGACCAGCGAGTGCGCGTTCGATGGCGATCATGAAACCACCGCCTTCGGCTTCGCCTTTCGGACCGCCTTTGCCCATCTTGCCGCAGCCGCATTTAGCTTTGTCGCCACCACATTCTGGGCAGGACTCGCCTTCCATTTCGCCGCCTTCTTCCTCTTCGCCTTCGGATTCGCCTTCTTCCATTTCGCTTTCCTCTTCGTACTCCTCTTCTTCCATTTCTGGCTCAGAAGCAGGAAGCGGGCGTCCGGCTACGGATACGGGCATTAGCATGCCGTCCATAACAAGGAATTCAACTTCGGCGGTAAAGGGCTCAGATTCTGCGTTTGGCGGAAGCTTGAGACCTTCTGGAATTGGGATATGGTTTTGCATTAGAGTGTGCGGTAGAAATCGAGAGCGATTTTGGTATTGGACTTGTTGAGCATATCAGGATCTTTATCAACAAAGTCACGGAGCTGTTGCATCCGGCCCATATCTGCTTTGGATTTAGGGTTGAACGAAGTACCAGTAGTGGTGCGGAAAAGAGCAGCCATGCGGCCTTCGTCAAGTTGTGGTTTGGGCTCAAGCGTTTCTTCGTCAACTGGAATAGCTTTCGGAACGTTGCCAGATTCGATTTGCTTGTAAGCGGCTTCAGTATCAGAAGTGCGTGGCGCTGTTTCGGCTGGTTGTACTGCTGGCGATTTGATCAAAG